GTACCTTGGAACAAAACGGAACTGGTGTTGCTTGGAAATTCGAAGGGAAGGAATAAAAGAGTGTATGCCAGGGTATGAACGATTTCTCGTACAGATCTTTATCACCCTCATTCCTGTGATTGGTCTTTATTTTTCGATGAAAGATAAAGCAACCAAGCAAGAGAATCGCCTTACGATTTTAGAGAAAGATATCGAAAATCTGAACGAATTCAAAACATCAGCCAATAAAAGGCTCGATAACCACGACGAGCAGAACAAGGCTATCTTGGTTCTAGCTGAGCAAGTAAAATCGCTTGGTGAAGATGTGAGAGAGCTTAAAAGCTTGATTCAAAATAAACAACAATAAAAAGGAGAAACTCAAAAATGATTAACTGGAAATTGCGCTTGCAAAATAAAACAACACTCATTGCTCTATTGGGAGCAATCTTTCTCATGGCTCAGCAGTTTGGTCTTGAAATCCCCAAAAACTTTCAGGACGGCGTGAACACATTCGTTTACATCCTTGTCTTGATTGGCGTTGTAAACGACCCAACAACTGCAGGAATTTCTGACAGCAAACGTGCCCTTGACTATCAAGAACCGAGTGAGGACTAGACCATGGATATTGACACAAGCAGACTAAGAACTGACCTTCCACAAGTTGGGGCACAACCATACAGACAAATTCATGCGCACTCAACAGGAAATCCGAACTCAACCGTTCAAAATGAAGCGGACTACCACATGCGTCGTCCGGTTGATTCAGGCTTTTTCTCGCACGTTGTCGGCAACGGCCGTGTGATGCAGACCTGGTACACAGACATGGGAGCATATGACGTAGGTGGTGGCTGGAACGTAGAGGGTTACGGCCAGGTTGAACTGATTGAAAGTCATTCAACTAAAGAAGAGTTCATGCGTGATTACAAGCTATATGTTGAGCTTTTGCGAAACCTTGCTGATGAAGCAGGGATTCCGAAAACGCTGGATTCTGACAGCCTAGCAGGCATTAAGACACATCAGTATTGCACATACAATCAACCTCGAAACTACTCAGACCATGTGGATCCATATCCTTATTTAGCCAAATGGGGCATTAGTCGTGAACAATTTAAAAATGATATTGAAGGTGGTATCTCTACTGAAGCTGGATGGCGCCAGAATGCCACTGGTTGGTGGTGGGAGGAGTCAGATGGCTCTTATCCTACAAACCGCTGGAAACAAATCAACAACGAATGGTTCTACTTTGATGAACATGGCTATTGCTTAATTAACCGTTGGTTTAATGATGGTAAAGACTGGTTCTATCTTGACAAGCGTGGCGCAATGGTCACAGGCTGGATGTTCCTCAACCATCGCTGGTATTTCTTCAAATCAGATGGCCGCATGGCTACTGGCTGGGTTAAATATCGTGAAATCTGGTATTTCATGGAAGAAAAAGACGGATATATGTTATCTAAACAATTCGTCAAATCAGGTGACGGATGGTATTACTTGAAGGCGAACGGTGAACTTCACACAGATCCAGCTTTCAAAACTGAACCAAATGGTCTTGTGACCGTAGTTGACAAACCAAAAGAAGAAAAATAAAACAGAAAGGCTTTCAAATAGATTACACTAACCGCAGGCTCAGGCTTGCGGTTTTTTTGTTTGCTCTGAAAGTAGTTTAAAAATAAAAATGCCCCACAAATTGAGAAATGAAATTTGGGGCATTTTTAGGGCATAAGTTTAAAACTTATATATTTCTTCCTATAAAACTAAACTAGTTTTTAAACGTACTTATTCTTATTTTTTATAACTTTCTTCTATTATATAGCTACGATATATGTTTATGTCTTAAAGACGCTGTTAAATAATGACACTTTAAAAAGCCTGTTGTATCAAGCATTTAAGCTTGTGTGACAGGCTTTTTTTGTTGATTTGGGGCATTTTTGGGGCAAGAACTAATACTTTTCCATCACATCTGCCACGGTTGATTTCATTTGTTTTGTGATGTGAGTATATATTTGAGTGGTTGTTTTAGCATCTGAGTGGCCGACACGATCCATAATAGCCTTGAGCGGGACATTGTTTTCAGCAAGTCGACTTACAAGCGTGTGACGGAATATGTGGCTAGTAAGATTTTTTTGGATTGGTGTTTCAAGTCTTTCATTGGCTTTCTTTAGAGCTAGGTTAAAAGAGTTTGTTTGCAAAGGTACTCCATTTTTTGTTGTGAAGATGAACCCCATATCTTTATAGCGAGGGTTGGTATTCTTTTCTAGTTCATTCATGAATTCCATCTCTTCTAAAATTTCTTTTTCCCGGGTGGTCATGACGGTTTCACGATAGGATGCCAGAGTTTTTGGAGATGTTTTTTCGCCTTTTTGATATCCGTTCGTGTGGTCGTAGGTTCCATGGAGCTGCAGGGTGTTGGATTCATAATCAACATTATGTGGTTCAATCCCTACAGCTTCACCGATGCGACAACCATTTAAACTCATGAATTCAGAGAGCAATCCGATTCGATAGGTGCTTGGCCTACGATACAACTCTTTCAGCAGCAGTTTGATTTCATCTTCTTCAAGATATTTCTGATCTACCTTTTTCCAATCTTCTAATGTCTTTTGGATTCTTGGTAGCTTAGCTCTCCTAGCTGGGTTGTCCTTGATGACGCCAAGATCAACAGCATAATCGAAAGCAAGATTTAGCATAGACTTATTCCGTTCTTTTTTACTCCTGGAGCATTCGAGTTTATCTAGATAATTTTGAACATACTTTGGATCAATCTTAGATACTTTTATACCCACTCCGAAATCATCTTTTATCTCTTTGATATTCCCGCCTAAGGAAGCAATAGAAGAACGTTTTATCTCTTGTTGATAGAATGACCACCACTGGTCGAAAAGCTCCGTAAACAGCATTTCGGAGCTTTCTAGGCGGCTTAGAACATTTGATATTTTTATTTCAAGTTGCTTCTGAGCTTCTTTTCGAATACGAGGAGTATCTTTTTCCATAAGAACTGAAACTCTAGCCCATTTCTCGGTGTAAGGATTTTTATACCTCTCAATAAAATTTACTTTTCCGCTTTTATGTTGTTCTACCCACATTGTTTTTTCTCCTATATTTTGTTAAAATGGGTATAGTAAAGAGGGCTTTTTAATGCCTTTTACTATACAGGATATCCTCACATCTTAGATTGCAGGCGGTGTGGGGATTTTTTAGTTACTTCAACAATGAAAAAATAAAGTGTAGAAGTGGTATCAATACAAATAGTGACATAATCAGACACCCGATTCCTCCAATGATACCCCCGCACCCTTGTAGTGCTTGGCCGCAACCTTGCAAAGTGTCTCCGGTTTGGGTAAATTTACTATTTTCTACATGACTTTCAAATGAATGAAAAATCGATTTTATTTCATCCGGATTATATCGTGTTCCACATTTTAGACAGCGATCGGTATGATAGGTTAATAAGAACGTTTCGTTGCAATGTGGACAAGTATACTTTAATTTCGTATTTTCTATATCCATCTCAATTCTCCTTTTTTAATTTACTAATGCTAAATACTCTTCCTTGACCATCGTCTCATCAGCGATGGTTTTTAAATTATACTTTTCCATAAAATGGACATAGTTAAATTCAGATACATCATCCATGGTTTTTAACTCTTCTTCGAGAAGATAATGGATCATATTTCTGTCTGCCTGAAGCTCGCACATCTCTCTGTTGAGATTATACTGGTATTGTGAATGCTCCTTGTGGCCAAGTTCGTGTAGGGCTACTTGTTTTTGGTCTTGCTCTGATAAATTGATATCAATAGCAAGAAGCTTCAATGTTGGATTGAAGAATCCTGGACTATGCCAGCCTGTTCCATCAAAGTAGCATAGGTTCACCCCCTCCTGGGCGCAAAGCTCTCTTACAGTCATAAATGCACCTCTATTTATTTTTTAAGTGTGCCTCCAAGACCGCTGTAATAAAATCTATATCTTCTTCAGAAAGTGGCTTGCCATCGAATAACATAGATTGTGCAGCAATATCTCGAAGGTCAAATGGCGCAGAAGCATCACCATTGCTTGCAATAGACGGATTATCCGTGCGTCCAAGTAGATAGTCGGTGGACACGTTGAAGTAGTCAGCGATTTCTTGTAGGCGGTCTGATTTCGGAGTTTTTTCTTTCAAAGTATAAAGATAATTTATACTATAACCTAAATCTTCAGCGACTTTTTGAAGGCTTATTCCTCGTTTTAGAGCAAGCTCCTTAATTTTTTCAAGTGTGGAAAACATTGTCATATCACCTTTTCTAAGACATGACAAAAAATATTTTATAAAAAAGTGTTATTTTCTATTGACAAAAATAATACTAAAGTGTAAAATAGTTTTTGTAAGTTGATGAGTTAGTAAAAAACGAAGTTAAAACTTATCTAAAAAAATAGCTTTGGCGAGCAAGAAAATTGATAGATATATTGTTTTATCAAGGTTTTTAATTATGCTTTCATTTTACACCTTAGTGTAAAAGTTGTCAAGCGTTTTATAAAATAATTTACTAACTCATTTTCTTACAAAATAAAAAAACGTATTCTATCTGCTTCATAGAATACGCTACGGAAATTGTCTGCTCAGGCCAGAAGCAGTGACACGCAACTCTTGGCAAGTATCCGCACCTCGCACTGCAGTTGGTTAAGGATATTCTTCTTTAAAGTCATGATTGTTTTGAGTCTTCTAACGTAGACTAATCCGGCATAAGTGACTAGCTTTTGCAAAGCGAAGAGTAACCCTTACTGAGACACAGTACCTTTCAAAAATTTTGCCAATTTGCATCAGCTCCTTTCTGTTATAAAGGTAACGTTATTGTACTAAATGTAAGAGGGTTTGTAAAGGTTTTATTTGCTAAAAAGTCAGAGTAGACAACAATTTTCGTTAAGAATAATCATTTTTTCAACTTACAAAGAAAAGGAGGGGCGCTTATGCCAAATATGGATGGTGGACGTCAAAAGGTAAGAGATTATCTAAAAGAACACAATCTGACGATGGCGACGCTAGCGGTGCAGTATAGCATGACTCGTCAAGATGTAACGAATATCCTGAATGGAAAATTGAAAAATCCACAAGCGAATCAGTTCATCGCTCGTGTGATTGAAGACTTTAAAATTCGATAAAAAATGAATTGAGTAGGAGGAGTAGAATGAAAGAAATTGAAAAAAATGCCCTCAACGATGTTTTGAGGACAATTATACTTATAAACGGGAAGATTGAAGAAATTGCTGAAATTCAAAAGCAGCAGGAAATACTTATTTCTTATCTTCGTGGGATGATAGCAGGTTCTGAATCTGAGCAAACCTATCTTCAGAACGTTTAATTACTGACTGATAGTCAAATTGTGGTTGTTTAGAATCCAAACTATGCGTATGCAAGAGAGAAGAATAAGGCTGTTGCTTTTCTAACAGATTAAGTATCTTGTTTAGCTTTTTGGTCAAATTGTCATTGAGGTCATCAAGAGTAAGGCTTCTTTCGGCACGACTCTCAGGCATTTCAAAGTTTTCGAAACTTTGCATCTTAGCTTTAAGATTACTTTTAGATTCTTCTATTTTTGATACGTCTGTATCGTAGAAAACGGTACGGGTCGTCATAACATCGAAAGGAAGTCTTTCTCCTACCTTTATGATTGGTACAAGGGGGAGTTCTCGGGCTTGCCTGAAACCTAATTCATAAAACGCGTTAGGATTATGTTCAGTCATATCTGCTACAACCATAGGGGCAGTTCTGAGGTAGTTAATAACTGTTTCGTTGATGTTATCAACTGCGTTGACGTGATCAACACGAACAGGTTTATAACCAAGCTCTTCACAAACAGGGGCGATAAGATACTTATATACATTGTCAGCTCGCTCTCTGGTAGGTGTTCCAGATTCTCCAATGGCAGTTACGATAAAACAGATCTTTTCGGTCATATTTTCTCTCCAATCGTTTTTATTATATTATACCAAATTTAGAAAGGAATACTATGAACGATATAACATCATCAAACGATCTTAGTCAGATCGATCTAGAAGTCAAACGATTTCTAACCGTTTCTTTAAGATTAAAAATTTTACGAGAATGTTTGTTGTATTTATTCTTCAAAATGGCCAATGATACGGCAGATATAATAGTAGAAAAATCAACCGTACATTCTAGCGATGGAATGAGCAAGACAGTCTATACAGTTACTGTATGCGACTAAATAAAAAGCACCTGATCGGAATAATGTTCCGACCAGAATATAGAAAGGAGCAAACATGAAACCAAACCGGTATCCGTATAGTGGAAAAAAGGCCATACCTTAATAAAGGCAGACCCTGAGTTAGTTGAAAAAATTTTAAGAAACACTAGTTATCTTGAGAGTTTACAAAAGAGGTTAAAATATGAACGAAATAATTCCAATTAAAAGTCTTGAAATTAAGATTGATAAAAACTCAAAAGCACCTCATGTTGTTTTGAATGGTGTCGATTTTATAAATGAAAAAATAGGTTTGCGAGGGTTGCAAATTGTTTGGGAAACGAATAGAGGAGAAATTCCAGAAGGCATTATTAGGCTCGACTTTTTTCAAAGAGAGGATAGCAAATTCTTTAGAGAAATATCCATTAGTCAATCATTTGAAGGTAGCTTTATAAAAAGGGAATAGCTGCTTTTATATCTGCTGCAAATTTTAGAACAGAATCGAGTTTATCTTTGAAACTGATCTCTAATTCCGCTATAGCTTCAGTTGTCAAATGGATAAACCAAAGTTGATTATCTACTGGTTCTCCAGTTATATAACCATGTTTTCGTAATTCGAAACAAGTAAATCGTGTATCTTCAAAAGACCATTCAGGCATGATTTCTTCTTTGACATTCTGGACGTCTCCGAATGAGGTCGCCTCATCTTTAGAAGAACCGTATTTGCGACGTTCAATATACTTAGCGTACATTGAACTTAATAAAAATTTAGCGTCATTTGTTAGGTTATTCATGATAGTTCCTCCTTTCTGTTGATTTTTTGACTAAAACGGTGAGAGGTCCTAGTCAGAGTTATTATATCAAATCAAGGAGAAATCACATCGGTCTCAAGACTAATATAGGAGGTTGAATGGAAGATAAAATCATTGAACTCGCTGATTACTTCATCAGCGAATCTAAAACGTACAGAGAAGCTAAAATAGCGTGCGAGAAGCTATTAAAACAAGTTAGTCATGAGATTGAACTCAGGGCGCTGGAAAGTGAAATTCCAAAACAAAAAAGCACCTGACAAGAAGTCAGGCGCTTACCAAAATTTTCAATTTAATTATAACACAGAAAGAGAGGGAAATCCATGCCTAAAGCAGAAATTACTTATAAACCTGTGGACGTCAACGAAAAGGCTACACATGGCGATTACAAGCACCTCTGCCAAATGTGGGAGGGGCTGACCCTTGCTACTGCTAAAGTTTGGGCCACTGAGATGCGAGATCATCCAGACTTCAAACAGTTTATTGATAACCCGACGCACAAGATTGTCTTTATAAATTACGAAGGATTTCGATTATTCGTTAAATGGAAAAGTCGGAATCGCTATCGGTCTAAAAAAGAAACTTTGGCAGAAATGCTTGAGAATATCAAGCGAGAAAAACAATTTGGAGCCTAAACATGAACCTGCTAACAAGAATTAAAAACTACTTTTCGGAAGAGGTCGAAGAAACCAATCTTGACTGGAAAGTTGAAGCATTAGATTTAAACCAAGCGTTGATTGAGACACAAGAAAAACTACAAGAAGCGAATCAAGAAATCGCGGACTTGAAGAAAACAGTTAAAATTTTAAAGGAGAATGCAAAATGATTGAACCGTCATTAACCAGCCAATTATTAGGAGTTGGCGCACTGATTATCGGATTTCTCGGAGCAGGAATCCACACATACAACATCGACTTGAAGAAAGCCAAAGAAAAGAAAATGCAAAAACAGCATGATGCAGACATCATTCGAGCAAGTCAAGAAGCCTTTGCAAAAGGTCGTGAAGCCGAACGCAGAGCAATTCGTGAGAATATCCGCACACCATCTCCAGGC